GGTTGGAAAGTATTTTCACCAATTGCACGAACCATTTGAAGTGGTACGTATGGGCAATAGAAAAGACCAGCATCATAAGCACTGGAACCTTTATACCCAACCACAAAATAGTGCATGCCTGCATCTGATCCAGCAGTGAAATCCCCAGCATATGGGTCAACATATACTTTGAATCGACCATTAAGAACACCAGCAAAAGTATTGCCAGTATCATCAACGTTCAAGCTGTTCAGACTATTGAGAACAGGACCGTAATCTAGAACTCCTGCCATTTGCAGGGCACTAGCAACATCTGCTGACGTAATGACGATGTTACCTTTACCACGACGAGTTCCTTTAGCTACGGCATTTGCCTCAACTTCGATTTGGAACATGAGGGACTTAAATCGTTCTACAGACCAGCGACCATCATGATCGGCGGAGGATGCGGAAAGATCAAGTGTCCCAGCAGCAGCATTGTTCACACCACCTGGCTTAGCAATAGTATAAATCGTGCGAACGACTTCTCTATTGATTTCAGCAAGGATCTCTGTGGACAAAATATTTGCCAATTCAGTTTCTGCGTCAAGTCCGTGAACGGCACGCAAATCCTGAGCTAGTTCCATTGAATATTCACCTTTCAGTGCTCGAGTTTTTGCCTCTACTGAGACACGTTCGATACTGAAGGCCATTTCGGAAATTGAACCTGCTTGTGTACCAATTCCGGTACCACTGATACGGGTCGTGCCATCTCCGGCTGCTTCACCTTCAGCAATCGAGGAACCACCACCTTGACCCGAAAGGGCAAGAGCGAGAGGTGAACCTGACGCACCACCAGAAATGGCAGATTGTGCTGAAGTAATAGCGGAGCCATCCGAAGTATTTCCACCTGAATGGAAAGTGTTAGGCTCGTTGTAAAAAGTTTCGGTTCCACTCTGAGAATCATATTTGCTTCTCATTGCGAAAATTAACCCTGTAGGACCAGTCATTGGCTGAACACCACATATATCGTATGCCATCAAATTAGGCATTGCACGACGTACGAGTGAAATTAAAACTGGGTCTACAAATTGAACTGCTTGGTCACCTGTAGCACTACCTGTGCCGGTAAAACCACCAAGTCCATTTGCACCACTCATCGAGTTTGATGGGGATGCTTCAGACAGGAACATGCTATGCTCAGCAGCGAACTGCTCACGCAAGGCATTTTCTTGGTTTTCAAGAAGGATAGCCGTAACTGCTTTCCTATAAGGATCTGCAATATCAGGCAGGTCCCCATGGGTCAACACTGGCTCCCACTTCTTTTGTAATTGTTCTGAAAGATACATTGTTATCTCCTGAAGTTTAAAAACTATGTGACAATTCGCTGTACTCTGCGAATAGCCGATGTATATCGTTCCATTTGAGGGTCACCAGAAACGTCATTTGGCTCTTCGTCCAGTTCCTCGCTGGAACTCATTGCCTCAGTCAGTTCTTGTCTTGTGTCCTCAACAGAATCACTATCACGATTTTTGAAATAGGACTCTTTGATTACCTGCATTTTTGATATGAACTGCTCATTGCTTTCGTAAGCAATGGATTCTGCGAGTTCTACCATTTTATCTTGCTCGACCGAAGTCAAACCAGAACATGCCTCAGCAATCGCTTCGACCTTTTTGTATTCTTTTAATGTTTTAAGAGTGGCAATATTTGCCTGCATCTCAACATTTAATTGCTCTTCGAGACCTTCGACTTTTGCGAACAACTCTTCTATAACGTCAGTTCGCTCTTCTGGGACTTCGATGTAATGTTCCTTAAAGAGTTCGCGGAGACCACCAATAAAGTTCTCAGCTAACTCAGCACGAATGCCTCGCTCAACTGCTAACTCATTTTCTTTCATCCATTCCTCTGAAACATAAGTGAGATAATCATCGATTTTCTCAGACAACTTGGTGTCGATTTCTGCTTTCTCTTCTTCAAGAGCAACATTGAAATCTTCGTTCAGTTCGTCAATTTTCCCGTTAACAAGATCAACAACTCGAGTTGCTACTGCTGCTTCAAAAATGACCATTGCGTCTTTTTTGAATTCTTCACTCAAGTCTACGTCTGCTTTTTCGAAAAGTGCACTGGCGTCAGTGGAAATATCAAGTTTCAGGTCTTCGGCAGTAATTTTTTCTGCTTTAGGATCCTTCTTTACCTTAACTTCTTCCTCATCATCATCGTCAGAGTCTTTTTTCTTTGCGTCAATTGCTTTTTTCAAAGCAGGAGGTAGTTCACCTTCATTAGTAACTTCCTCTTCATCGCCGTCTTCCTCTTCTTGCTTCTTGCTTTTGAGTTCTTCTTCCTCTTTAGCTTTGAAGGTCGTGAGAACTTCTTCGACTTCCGCTTTTTTCATAGACGTAATCCTATCTTGGATTTGTTTTATCATGCCGAGTTTAGTGCTGGGTTTTGGCTCTTGTACTTCCTCAACCTCAACTTCCTCGCCATTATACATTTTTTCTTGTTTGGCACTTGGATCTTTAACAGGAGTCGCACTCGATTCCTTTGATCCTGGTTTTGCCTTACCTTTTGCCGTGGCGTTAGACTTCAATTTGAGCTCTTTACTCTTTCCGTCTTCTCCTCCGAGATCCTCTGCTTTACCAGATTGGCCTGGGGTTGCCACTTTAGCACTTGCTTCTTGAAAGTTTTCCATTTTTATTATCCTTTGGAATTTGTCCTAAAGTTATTTAGGGTTACCGCAATGTCGAGGCAAAGATCTCAAACTGGTCTAGCCAGCCCTTTTGCCTCTCCTCACGCAGTACCGCATTCTTACTCGCGGAAACCCGATTAATTTGTTGCTGTACTCGTTCAAGGTCAACGGAGCGTAAAGCACCATTATCCCAGATCCATTCCTTGCCCTCCATAATACCTTCAACGAAAGCATCAGGAGCAGAAGGATCAGCAACTATGTCTGCTGCAGTAGCTAAAAAGAAGTCACCTTGTACCTCATTAGCACCATCCTTACCTGGTTTGAGCGAACCCATTCCTCTAGATGATACGCCGAGTTTAGCACCCTCGTTGATAAGGTTCTTGACTATCTCACCCATAGGGGTGGACATAACCTTTGCCTTACCAATAAAATTGTCTCCATCTGGACGCAATTCTGTAATCATATGCGAAACCCTATCAAGATTAACAGTTGGTGAATCAGGGTGACCTAACTCGCCGAATGCTCTATTGTCATTAATATACTTTTTGGTATATCGTGCAACCTCTTGTTGAAGAGTTTCCATGGGATAGACCCGACCATTACGGTTCTTGATATTACCTTGGAGAAATACACCTTCGATGAAGTGCTTTTTCTCACCAGCTTCAGTAATAGTAGATTCGTAAAGAAGATCATCCTCATTGTATTCTGTTATGAGTTTCATTTATCGTCCCGGAGTTCTAATGTGCATCCTTTTACGGAATTTGAGTGCTTGTCGTACCTTTAAACCCATCTTTGCCTTGTAACCAGCACCTTTGGCTTTTTGAGTACGTACTTTCTTCTTAATGGCGAACTGCTTTTTAATCCTGGCGGCACCTGTTAGAGTTGGAACACCTTTCGGCAGGCATTTCGGTGGTTTACCGGGACCAAGCGACTTACGCTTATGTCCAGCAGGGCATGCCCAGAATCTTACTTTCTTGGTCACACCACCTCGGCCTCCACCATGTACTCTATACGTTTGTACAGGTCCCTCAGTTATTTCGCTATATTTTCTCAGAGTCATTAAGAACCACTTTAAATTGTTAGTTTCCTACGGTATTATTTAGGGTTCTGGATTTCTTAGCAATAGGATTATACTAAATCTACCACTTCACAACCATCTGCGGCACATGCCATAGTAGAAGATCCTGCTGTGTAGTCTGCAGACTCATATCTCGCTAACTCGGTCCAGTCCACATCCTTTGGCATCTTTTCCAGCATTGCATCATACGCATCCTTGTCGATATCTTGATACGGAGCTTGTTCGTAGATGTGATCATTATTAGGTAAGAAAGATATACCAGAGATATCGTCGATATTATTATAAACCCAAGCACCAACATCCATCCATTCGTCTTCCTTAACGGATACCGTGATTGAGGGTTTATGTTCACACCAGTGTTCCTGGTAGATTTTCCAGAGTTCCATTTGTTCAATTGCATTCCTGTCTTGTCTCATAACTGCTCCTGCTGGAGACTTCACCGGAAATGAGAAAACAGTTGTATGTTCTGGTTTCATAAAATCTGGCTCATTCGGAAATCCTGCATCCTTCATAAACTGGCATAACGGGTCTTTATTATCTGCCCTTACTGTCCGTATATAATAGGGATTATGACGAGCATGAATACCACTAGCACTGTCAACAAGCTGAGAAACAGTACCGGAAGGTTTGACGCACGTAATACTTGCGCTGATATTGATGCCCAGTTTCTTAGCATATTTACTATTCGTTTCGCGTGCAACTTCTCTAAGGTTTTCGAGCCATTCTTTAAGTTTCTTTTCACCTCTACTGCCATTCATGACAGGGTGGTCCATTATTCCTGTGAGACTAACTCCCAAGAGTCGTTCGTCAGAACAATTTTTTTGCCATTCTCTTGTGATGTATTTGAAGTCAGTAAGAGTTGATTGCCATGTTCCAAGTACTGTAGCATACCGGACTTTGCCCTCGAGAGACTCATAAGTGTCGGATTTTCGAACGACGACTTCAGAAAGGTTGCAGAACTCTCTTGACCGTAAAATGATCTCAGAGCACGGATTTGTGCCGAAATCCTCTCTGGGTTCTCTAATAATTCTTCTGCCATCCGATCCATTATCTCCAGTTGGGTGTCTATTCCCATTTCCATATCTATCATTTAATCTCTCTACTTGTTTCTTTGCTACGTAGGAACTATAAATTCCTCGTTCGCCAGACTTAGACTCGTACAATGTCAACCATTCACGCATGAAGGTAGACATCGTTGGCTTAGACTGATAATTAACGGAGTTATTGGCAAGGGATCTTTGATTCTCCCCTTCCCACCAGTTACCTGTCTTAGCATTTCTCATTTCAAGATCATTAAGATCTGATAGGCTAATAAGGGCACTTCTACGAACACCACCGACTACTACGATTTCTGCAATCTTGCAAACAATATCGTGACACTCAATGGAGGTAAGTTGTCTTCCTGCGGCACGTTTAAACTTGATGACGCAAAAATTAAATAAGTTGACTAAAGGTTCAGGACCTGATGCCCTTCCCCCAAAAGTTTTCAATGGGGAACCAGCAGATCGTATTTTACTTACATCCCACTTAGCGATTTCTCCATTGTATAACAAGACAATCATCTGCTTAAGTGCTTTGGCCCAACCAAGTTTTGAGTCAGCAACAACTATTGTAGTATCAGTAGGATGAAATTCCTCATGAATCACTGGTAGTCGATTGGTATATTTAGCTTCCACTGAAAAACCTACACCCGTCCCGTTCATTAAAATGTATAAGATCTCATCAAATGCCCGTGGGGTATCAACTGCTATGTATGCACAGTTATATGCCGCAATATTTTCTTTTACTAGAGCATCTCCTGCTGTCATCATGCATCGCATGGAAGGCATGACATTCAAATTCTTTACTTCTTTTTTTATTGTTTCTATTTCTTTATCTTCCAGATTGTAATTATTTACTTCTTTCAGATTCTTTTTAAAAAATGTGAAATAACGATCTACAGTTTCGTCCCAACTTTCTCGTCTTTGATTGCCATAGTCCCAACGTGCATAACGGGACTTGTGTATAAAATCCTGATAAAAGGATGGTAGATTCATCTTATTTTCTCCATGAATTCTTTTGCTTCTCGGTTACTGAGGTCATATTTGTTCATTTGCCAAGATCCGTTTAGGTTGTCCTTTATTATTTTCAATTCTTCAGGACTAAATGTCTGCGCATCTCTTACGTAATTTTCCCATGCTTCGCAGATGATGGGGAACTTGGGTTT